GGGTATCCTTAATATAAAATCTAAAAAAGAAGAGAAGGAAGATACTAAAGACGGAGAAATCCTACACAAAGGTATCGCTAAAAGATACTTCTCAAAATCTTTTACAATCGCTGATGACGTTAAGGTCAAGGGTGCTGAGTTAAAAGATGGTCTTTTAAAGGTTTCTATGGAGAGGGTAATTCCTGAGCATAGAAAAGCAAAAACAATAGACATTAAGTAAGTCTAATTTACAGAGGCGTTCCAGCATTGACAATGGGACGCCTTTGTTGTATAAATAGAATTATATAAACTAAAGCAACAAAGTTTGCTGTTTATATTAAGTTAATTGTAAAGCGACAAAGGTCGCAGAAAGTAAATTATGACATTAAATATGCCACAAACTAATCAAAGGCTAGACACAGCTTTTGATATTCATCCAACAACAAAAATTACTAATAACGACAATTCAATTATTGTAAACGTCAATAATACTGATAGATTTACAGATGAGAATTTAAAAACACACGAAAGACTTATTGTTAAAGAAGCTTATCCTGAATTATATAATAGAGAAGATAAAGGATTATTCTTTCAAAGATTTGAATTAAGAGATTTAGATACATTACACAACAATTTAAAAGGTAAATACGGTAAACAAAAAGGTAGAGCTACAACTAATAAAAAATATATTGGTATTAGAAACTCTATTTTAGAAAACGGTTTTAAATTAAAATATAACCCTATAGCAATCGTTGAATATCCAGATGGTTCAATTAAATTTTTAACAGGTAGAACTAGGGTAGAAATTTTAAAGAAAACTTGCGATTTTAAAAATGCTATTGTAGCCGTTTATTCAGTAAAAGATAACAAAACTTTAGCAACAAATAATTTAAAGTTTAATCTAGTTGATGACCCGACAGGTCTTGCTACTACTGGTGATATTATTGCAGTAGGTCAAGAACTTATTAATGATTTAGATTTAGGTAAAAATTTAGATGAGATTAATGCTTGGGTAAATGAAGTTACCGAGGGTAGTCATTTTACAGAAAATACTAAAAACATTATTGCTCAATCACTTTTGAATAATAATGCTTCAAGACCTTACATCAACTCTTGGACACCTGAAAGAGTACACGATTGGATGATTGAACAAGGCTATAAGAAAGCAAAAGACCAATATCCTAATAGTGGTTTATCTGCTAAAGAATCTTGTTATGTACAAACTAAACAAGGTGAAAAACATTTAAATGATTATTTGTATGTTATAGGTGCTACATCATCTTGGAGTAAAAACTTATCAAGAATTTGTGCTATAGCAAACAATACAAATTTTACAGGTAAAACTATTAGACTTGTATTACATACATCTACTTTGGATACTATGAATACAATTCAAAAATTAGAAGAACAATACGAGGAAAGAGTTAACAATCACAATACAAATTATGCTCAAGAAGTAATTAATATTGGTAATTCTTACTTTAAAAGACAAATTAACGGTGAAGTTGTATTACCTATTATCAATACAAATGTGGAAATATACGGAACTTTACCAGTTATAGGCAAGGTACATAAACAAAATGAACTTGTCCTTATATAATCAAAGGAGCATTGACAAATTAAATGCAATTTGATATATTAAATAATGCGGCTATCGTATAAAAGTATTACGGCGGGTTACCAACTCGCAGACGTAGGAGCGTTACCTACTAGCCGCTCCAAAAAATGATTATGAGGAGAACTATATAATGAACCTAACAAGTGATACAATTGCCATTCTCAAAAATTTTTCTGACATCAATCAGAATATTCTTGTTAAACCTGGCAGTAAGATTCAAACTATCTCTACGTTAAAAAACATTTTAGCAGAGGCTGAAATTAAAGAGAAGTTTGAAAGTGAGTTTGCTATCTATGATTTACCAGAATTTTTAAGAGCATATGACTTATTTGATAAGTCTGAACTTAAATTTAATGGTAGTCAGAATATGACAATCAAAGACGCAAACGGAAAACAATCAATCAAATATTTCTTTGCAGATAAGTCGGTTGTTGTTGCACCAACAAAAACAATTAATATGCCTGATAAGTATGTTACCTTTACATTGACTAAAGATAACCTTGCTAAACTTATGAGAGGTGTTACCACTCTAAATTTACCAGACATTGCAGTAAAAGGTGATGGTAAAACTATGAGTATTGTTGCTGTTGATAAAAAGACACCATCAAACGACTATTCAATATCATTAGGTGATACAGATAAAAAATTTACTGCCTATTTCAAGACAGAAAATATGAAGATGTTACCAGATGATTATGATGTTGCAATTTCACAACAGAAAATATCTCACTTTATAGCTAAAGGCAAACCTATTCAGTATTGGATTGCTATTGAACCTGACTCTGAATTTTAGAGGTAGGGCATATGAGTGATTTTTTGTGGGTTGAAAAATACCGTCCTAAAAAAATACGTGATTGTATTTTACCTGAAGATACTAAAAAAACATTTTCAGAGTTTTTAAAACAAAAAGAAATACCTAATCTACTTCTATCTGGTACTGCTGGTACAGGTAAAACTACCGTAGCACGTGCTTTATGTGAAGAGTTAGGTGTTGACTACATTATTATCAATGGTTCAGATGAAGGCCGTCAAATTGATACGTTAAGAAATAAAATTAAAAACTTTGCGTCTACCGTTTCATTGACAGAATCAGCTGGTCATAAAGTCGTGATTGTAGATGAGGCAGATTATATGAACGCTGATAGTGTTCAACCTGCTTTAAGAAATTTCATTGAGACTTTTCATAGTAATTGTAGATTCATATTTACTTGTAATTATAAGAGTAAAATTTTACCAGCATTACATAGTCGTTGTACCGTTATTGATTTTGCAATCAAAAATGGTCAGAAAGTAAAGACAGCACAGGCGCTACTTAAACGACTAGGTAAAATCCTTGAACAAGAAGAGGTCAAATATGACAACAAGGTGCTTGCTGAACTAATCCAAAAACATTATCCAGACTTCAGACGTACTATTAATGAACTTCAAAGATACTCGGTCAGAGGTGAGATTGATAGTGGTATATTGTTTAGTCTATCTGAAGCCAACACAAAAGAGTTGGTCAAGATATTAAAAGAAAAAAGATTTAATGATATGCGAAAATGGGTAATAAATAATCTTGATAAAGAACCATCTTCTTTATTTTCAACAATATACAATCTATTGTACACGAATTTAGAGGGTAATTCTGTACCTCAAGCAGTATTAGTTATTGCTGGGTATCAATATAAATCCGCCTTTGTTGCTGACCAAGAGATTAATATGGTCGCTTGTTTGACAGAGATAATGGCAAATTGTAAGTTTAAGTAAAATGGTATTAGCATTAAGAAAATTAATTGTAAAGATAAGAATGGCTTATGCAGATATAAGAGGGCACCACGGTAAAAAGTGGAACTATGAGCCAGGTGATTATTATATGGGCAGAGCGAATGTACGAACTAAAAGATTATCTAAAAGCGATTAACGAAACAAAAACTCCACTATTAGATAGTGATGATAAAACGTGGGAAAAGAAGTACCCTCCGTTTGTCATCAATCGTTGTCTATCAATGTTCTATGATACTATAATGCACAGCAATGAAATGAACGGCTTGCATTTTCTACCAAAGCGTATGCAATTTCACTATTTAATAAATAGTATTAGAAAAAAGAAGCGATTTGGTGGGAAGTGGTTATCACAATCCAAACTGAAGAATTTAGACGTTGTTAAAGAGTATTATGGTTATAGCAATGCAAAAGCAAAAGAAGTTTTAAACCTACTTTCAGATGGCCAGATTGAAGAATTAAAAATGAGCCTTACTAAAGGTGGGAGAAAAAGAAAATGAGTGAAAATATTAATTGGTCGCCAGAGCAAATGCTTGAGGTCACCATCAAACAACCTGACGATTTTCTTAAAGTCAGAGAAACCCTAACAAGAATTGGTGTTGCAAGTAGAAAAGATAAGACATTGTTTCAATCTTGCCACATATTACATAAACAAGGTAAATACTTTATAACACACTTTAAAGAACTATTTGCTTTAGACGGAAAATCATCAACATTAGTTAATAACGATATTCAAAGAAGAAACACAATTGCTTTATTATTACAAGACTGGAACTTAATAGATATTGTTGATAAATCTAAAGTAGAAGACAAAGCACCCTTATCTCAAATCAAAGTCTTGCCATATAAAGAAAAGAACGAATGGACTTTGAACGCTAAATATAATATAGGTAAAAAACCTAACGAAGCGAGTACAGATGAAGGCAATGCAAGTAAGCAAGTTTAAAGATTACATAACAGAAGCTAAGAAGGACTTTTTAAGGTTACTGATTATTACAGATGAGCCTGAAGAAGCAAAGACTTTCCATACTGCCGATAGATTACAGGAAGAATGTGATAAGTTAGGATATCCACACTACCTATTTAAACTTACTGGTGGATATACTACATACGAAGACGGCATCCGTAAATTTCATAACAAAGACGATAAAAAAGGTTTTGAAGTAGGCGCAATGACCGTTGCTGTTGTTCGTGGTTCTATTACACGTAAAGATAGTTGGATGGATTTTGTATCTATATTAGAGAGAGCCAATGCAACGTTGGTAAATCCAAGAACTACAATTAACATATGTGCTGACAAATATAGAACTTCATTAAGACTTGCAGATTATGGTTTAACACAACCTAAAACAAAATTAATTAACGACCCCGAACAATCAAACTTACAAGTACAAGAAGCAGATATTAAATTTCCTCTAATTATGAAAACATTAAGAGGGTCAAAAGGTGTTGGTGTATTATTTGTTGATAGTGAAAAAGGTTTAGATTCAATTGTACAACTTATACACAAACAAGATGAAGACGCAGATTTATTGATACAAGAATATATTAAAACAGAATATGATGTCAGAGTACATATATTAGGTGGTAAATTTTTAGCGGCTATGAAACGACCTGTAATTGAAGGAGATTTTAGGTCTAACGTATCGCAAGGTTCTAAACCAAAAAATATTAAACTAACAGAATTAGAAATAGAACAATGCTTACTAGCTTCAAAGGCAGTCGGTGGATATTGGACTGCTGTTGATTTTATACCTAGTAAGAATAGAGAAAAAGAACCACCATTTTTCCTAGAAGTAAACTCTTCTCCTGGTACAGAGGGTATTGAAGACGCAACTAATATGAACATTGCAAAAGAAGTAATTAAACATTTTGCAAATGAGGAGAATAGATATTCTGTGCCAACGGAATGTGGTTTCAAGGAGATTTTGACCATAAAACCGTTTGGTGAATTAATTTCAAAATTTGATACGGGTAATTCTGGAATGCCAGTTATACACTCGGAC